AAAAAACTTTGAAGCTTCTATGTCTGGTGGGTATAGAAGAATAAACGGATACAGAAAGTTTTTAATAAGTCCTGTTATTAATTTTACTATTGTTAATGGTGGCGCTGGATATTCTAACGGAACTACAGTAAACATAATAGATTCAGAAGGAAATGGAACAGGAGCTACTGCTTCTTTAACAGTATCTAGCGGAGTTATAACAGCTATTTCTTTAACTAATGCTGGCTCTGGTTATCAAATACCTCCTTCATTAACTTTTTCTGCTACTGGAAGTAATGTAACAACTAAAGCTGAAATAACTGCTATTTTAAATACCCCTACAACCCCTACCGGAGGAAGCACACCTATAAATGGTTTGTATTCTCACAATGAAGGATTTTGGGCTTTTCAAAATGGAAATATATATTGGACAGAAAATGGGTATGAGTGGATACAAGTAAATAAAGATTATGGTACACCGTCTTCTGGTTCTACAACAACCCAACAAACAACTGAAGAAGCTAACCAAACATGGACACCGGGTTGGGCAACTGCTACACAATTAGCTTCCAAACCAGCAGTTTCTTTAAACACAACAGCTCGTTATCAGTTTGCAGAATATATTCCTACAGGTGTTCCAGATGCAAGAATTACTTGTACTAACGGCGCAGACCCAGTAGCCTATGTAGAAACAAAATTAGTTAGCGGAGTCAGACAGTTTAAATTTCATAGGGCTTTGTATACTTCTTATGGATTGTCTAAATCAACTCCAGTTTATGCAGACATACCTAAACCACAATATACAACAGTACATGAAGACCATGTTCTTGTTGGCGGTTGGTCATCTAAACCTGAAACTCTTTATTATAGTACTCGGTATAATGATATAGACTTTACTGGGTCTTCTGCTGGTTCTATAAACATAGGCGATAAAATAACTGGAATGAAAACTTTCCGTGGTCAGTTAATTATTTTTGGAGTCAATAGTTTAAGCAGGTTAGTAAATATAAACTCTTCTTCTACTATAGCAATGCAGGACATAACAAGAAACATTGGTTGTTTAGATGGTTTCTCTATTGCTGAGATTGGCGGTGACTTAGTATTTTTAGCACCGGACGGTATTAGAACAGTTGCTGCAACAGCTCGTATTGATGACATAGAATTATCTTCTATATCATCTAAAATTTTACCTTTAATTACAGACATTGTTACTGATGGAACATTTGATTTATCTACAACTGTAATTAGAACACAAAATCAATATAGATTATTTTATGGTAAGTCTACAACAGGTTCATTGTCTCAAAAAGGAATTATAGGAACATTTAAAATAAGTCCTCAAGGAGTTCCAGTTTGGGAATGGTCAGAAACACAAGGCATTGAAGTATCAGCAATGGCTTCTGGATTTGATACAAGCGATACAGAAATAACACATCACGGAGACTATAGTGGTTTTGTTCATTTCCATAACAAAGGTTTTAATTTTAATGGTCTTAAAATAGCCGCTGAGTTTAAAACTCCAGACATTGATTATGGAGACATAGGAATTAGAAAAACATTACACTTTACAAAACTTTCAATAAAACCAGAAGGAACAACAGACATAGACTTAAATGTTCGTTATGATTTTGAAGATTCAGGAGTAGCACAGCCTTCAGTTTTTAATGTTGGTTCTATTTTAGAGCCTTCATTATTTGGTTTTGCAGCTTTTGGAGTATCTAAATTTGGAACTCCTGAAGTTCCTATGAAACGAATTAATTTGTTGGGAAGTGGTTTCTCAAACAGTTTTAAATTTACAAGCAACGACACACATCCTCCTTATTCTATACAAGGTATGTATGTTGACTTAATACCTTCAAGCAGGAGATAAAGAATGGCGAATCCTTACACTAGACAATCCTCGTTTTCAGATGGCGACACAATTAATTCGGCATTGTTCAATGATGAATATGACCAATTAGTTCTAGCTTTTAGTACTTCTGGACACACACACGATGGCTCTACAGGAGAAGGTGCGCCTATAACTAAACTAGGACCAACACAAGACGTTGTAGTTTCAAGTTCTTCAATAACTCCAAAAACAAACAACACAGTAGATTTAGGTTCTTCTTCTTTAAAATTTAAAAATGCGTATTTTTCTGGTAATGTAAATGTAGACGGCGTAGTTACTCATAGCGGCAATATGGTAATTGGTGATGCTGCTACAGACACATTAACAATTAATGCTACTATTCAAGGTAGTTCATTAGTATTTGAAGGGGCTACAGCAAATGCTCATGAGCTAACATTAGCAATTCCAGATGCTACTTCTGATGTAACTGTTACTCTTCCTAATGCTACAGATACATTAGTAGGTAAAGCAACTACAGATGTACTAACAAATAAAACTTTAACTGCTCCAGTAATTTCTTCTATTTCTAATACCGGAACAATTACTATTCCAACATCAACAGATACGCTAGTTGGAAGAGCAACTACAGACATACTTACAAATAAAACTTTAACATCTGCTATTTTAACAACACCTGTTTTAAATACTAGTTTAAGTGGAACTGCTTTTTTAGATGAAGATAACATGTCTTCTAATTCAGCTACTAAAGTTGCTTCACAGCAATCTATTAAAGCTTATGTTGATACACAAGTAGCTACAGTTCCAGTTGGTGATGTAACTTCAGTTGTTGCTGGTACAGGTTTAACTGGCGGAGGAACTACTGGCGATGTTACAGTTAATGTAATAGGCGGTACAGGTATTACAGCAAATGCTAATGATATTGCAATTGATTCTACAGTTGCTACATTAACAGGTACTCAAGCATTTACTAACAAAACATTAACAAGCCCTGTTATTAATACAGGGGTTTCAGGAACAGCAGTACTAGATGAAGATAACATGTCTTCTGATTCCGCTACAAAATTAGCAACTCAACAATCTATTAAAGCTTATGTAGATTCTCAAATTACTACTAACGCTACAACCAACGAAGAAATTCAAGATATTGCTGGTGGAATGGTTACAGGAAATACTGAAACAGGTATTACAGTTACTTATCAAGATGCAGACGGAACAATTGATTTTGTTGTTGCTTCTCAAACAGATGAAAATTTTACAACAGCAGACCACAGCAAACTAGACGGTATAGAAGCTAATGCTACAGCTGACCAAACAAATGCAGAAATAAGAGCCGCAGTAGAAGCTGCAACAGATTCTAATGTATTTACAGATGCTGACCATACTAAACTTAATGCTATAGAAGCAAGCGCTGATGTAACAGACACGACAAATGTTGTTGCTGCTCTTACAGCCGGAAATGGAATTACAATTGCATCTAATGGTACAATTGCTGCGGGTGCTTTAGCTTTAACCTCAGTTAACACAGCGGCTAATCAAACTGCACACTTAGCACTAACTACTGAAGAAGGTGACGTAGTTATTCGTTCTGATGAAAATAAAACATATATTCATAATGGCGGCACTGCTGGAACTATGGCAGACTTTACACTTATGGCAACGCCTAGTGATGCAGTAACAAGCGTAGCAGGTAACACAGGTGTAGTTACTAATGCTCACATAGCTGCTGCTGTTGAAGCTGCTAGTGACTCAAACACATTTACAGATGCCGAGTCTACCAAGTTAGCTGGAATAGCCGCTAGTGCAAACAACTATGTACATCCTAATCACAGTGGCGAAGTTACATCAACAGCAGATGGTGCTATGGTTATTGCAGATAACATAGTAGACGAGGCTAATCTTAAAGTATCTAATACTCCTACTAATGGATATGCTTTAACAGCTCAAAGTGGAAATACTGGAGGATTAACTTGGGCAGCAGTAGATGGACTACCTTCTCAAAGTTCTCAAAGCGGTAAATTTTTAACAACAGATGGTTCAAATTCAAGCTGGGCTACTATTGCTACAGGAAATACAACATCAAACGGTTTGTGGGAACACAGTAATACAATAGCATCAAACTATAGCATTACGAGTGGTAACAACGCTTTGACTGCTGGACCAATAACAATTAACTCAGGAGTGTCAGTTACCGTGCCAACGGGCAGCACTTGGATAGTAGCATAGGAGACTTATGGCAAAAGTAAAAATACAAGGACACGCTTCAGGAACAGGGGTACTAACTGTAACTGCTCCTAATACAAGTACAGACAGAACGATTACATTACCTGATGAAACAGGCACATTGTTAACAACTGCTGCTGTACCAATAAC